CGTTTTCAATTACTGAATCAACTGCAGCCGCAACTTGTTCTTCTGTAACTGTGTCTGATTCCAGGACACCAACAAGTTCTTCAAACTGCTCTTCAGAAAGTGGTTCATCTAAAACGGCATCAATAATAGCATCGAACTTTTCATCAGAAATCGGTTCGTCAAAAACTGCTTCAAGAGCATCGCCAAACTGTTCGGTTGACAAAGGCCCATCAAACACTGCTTGCACTGCAGTGTCAAACTGTTCGTCACTCAATGTAGAAGTGTCTGCAAAGACAGCATCAACAGCAGCAGAAAAGTTTTCGTTAGACATGGGCCCATCAAACACCGAATCAATAACTGTAGAAAACTGCGTGTCCGTTAGTTCTTGGTCGAGAAGAGAATTAACTACGGCAGTGAGTTCTTCAGGCGTTCCGGCATCTGCAACCAAATCGTCAACCGCGTTTGCAAGTCCTGCATTAGACATAGGGCCGTCAAAAATATCCGCAACTGCAGCGTCGGCTGCGTCTTGAACTGCTTCCGGAACAACTATCGGCGGTTCGTTCGTTTGTGTTGTTGTCTCTTGTTCTGGGGCATATTGTGGTACCGAGGCGGCGGGTCCATCACCTTCGGGGTAACTTTCGCTCGTGGGTGTCTCAATTGGGGTTACCTCCACTGGGTCAAATATTGTTTGAATAAGAGTTGTTGTAGTTGGGGAAATTACTGTTTCTAGTTCAGGAATTGAAACAGTGGTGTTTTCTGTTGGAATCGTCTCAACAGGAGGAGGTACAACCGCTGGTTCGGTAGTTGTCGTAGTGCTAGTAGTTGTTGTCGTAGTGCTAGTAGTTGTTGTCGTACTACTTGTAGTGGTTGTAGCGGTAGTTGTTCTCTCTACTTCATTGCTCCACCCCGAATAAACTGAAACAGAATCATTGTCGGCACGGACTCTAAATTGGTAAACAGTGCCTGATTCCAGGTTCTCAACAATTGCAGATGTCCCCATAGATGAAATTGCCCAACCAGAATCCCAGTTATTTTTTGAGAAGAAAACCGCGTATCTCTCTACTTGTGTATTTGATTGTTCTGGGGCGTCCCATGACAAATAAACTTTGCTTTCATTACTTGATGTAATTACAAGATTTTGCGGACTGTTTAGATACGGAGCAATAGTGGTAGTTGTAGTACTGGTTGTACTGGTTGTACTGGTTGTAGTGCTAGTGGTTGTCGTGGTAGGCGGAGCGTTTGTTGGCGCAGAGCCTGATTCCACCACATATGAAGTGCCGGTCCACCTATCAGGGTTTCCACAACAAATGCTCGTACGAAGACGATAGGTTCCGGTCGTCTGGACATTGTAGGAAATGTACGAATCAAGACCGTAGTAGTCATCGTTTACGGCAAGAACCGTGCCGTTGCTGTCATAAAGCCACAGTTGGCTATCGATTCCATACTGCTGAGCGTAGGTTCTTAAAGTAAAAGTTGTTCCGGCAGTTAGTTCAAAGTAATAGTCGTTTGGTCCAGTTGTAGTAAACGTAGTAGGACTTTGTTCACCAGAAGCAAGGGTTCTAGCAATAGGTGCAAAAACGGCCAAAAATATAACTGGAACAAAAATAATTAGTTTTGTTAACTGTAAAAACTTTAACCTTGACAAAAACACCCCCGTGCTCAGTCAATTTTACCACGTGGTAGTAGTTACCATTTGTTCACAGGACACACCGCATGGCTGAGACGAGTTTTAAGAGGCATGAAGCATCCACACTGAGAACACTGCTTAGACTTCAAATAATGTTCGCAACTTTCACAGATGGACATTCTTCGCTGTATTTCATCAACAGGGGCATAGTTGGTTTCAGGGTTTACGAAATCAAGAGGAGAAGACTGCCCGCGAGCCTGCTTTTCAGCATTCTTCTTTTTCCATTCTTGCCAAGGCGTCATGTCGACAGTATAGCGGTACTCTGGGTTATGATAAAATTCAAACCTAAGCAAAAAGGAAATTTATGGGATTAGAACAATTCTTGACAGAAGACGACAAGGTAGCGGCTCTTACAGAAGTGCGTTCTTTTATGTACAAAGAACTTTTTCATTTATGTATTCGTGCTGGTATTGACCCAATGGATTTTGAATACGAAACATGGGAAATGCCAGAAATAACAAAAGATAACGAACACATATTCGTGGTTCTTTCAGCAGTTAACCAAGCATGCATCAACTTGAATATAATTGATAGAAAACTTGCAGGAATTTAATAATGGCCCCTATCCCACATGCTGTCATTTTTAAGGCTCCTTCAGTTACTAATCAAGGAAAATTTTTTTTGATGAAGTCAATGTTTATTGTTGATGGACACAATGTTCCTCGTTCAGGAAGGTGTGACAACCTTACTTACAGTGTTGAATTGCCAACGTTGGGAACAAAATACGAAGATGAAGGATTCTACGCAGGTATTCACTCTCCATATTTAAATATGACCTTATCAACACGTCATGTTGCTCGTCATGATATTTTTCTTGACACTTCACCCTTGTTTTGTTTTCTGTTCATAAGATGGTCAACACCAGGAAATGACGGAAGACACTATCACGCTCCAGAAATACAAGAAGGCGAATACCCAGGAGCGCTGTGGGGCGCTTTATCTATGGCAGAGTTTTTCAAAAATATTCGCGAATGGGCTTTTATGGTCGAAGAACCGTTCAACTCCGACCACCCAATGGCTATCTATTCAAAGATGGCAATAGATACGCTTAATATTCCTAAATATGTTCTTGACGAGATTGACTCAATGCCAGACATGCACCTTGCAAGATTTTTGAAGGGTGATGAAAACCATAGAGATTATGTTGATGGTTTTCCGCAGATGTCTGAAGAAATGATTTCTTGGTTTAAAACAAAACTTGAACAGTTTCCACGCAAAACAACAGCACAATATTTAGAAGAAGTTATTATTTAACCTACTTAGCAAACACGGTGTCAATACATCCGTATGGAACAATTCTGTAAGTGTCAGTAATAGAACAGTACTCACGGTAGTAAACATAGTAATTTCCGTTGCCACCACAGTTGACTCCGTGAACAATAATTCCTTGCGGGTCGTTGTTCATGGACATATAAACCCCACTGCCGAAAAAGTCAAAAGCGTCTTCTCTGATAGTGAAAGCCTGATTTCCGTGGCCTGGGTAAGGGTATGTCCCAGCAGCGGTTGCGTCTGTCCATGAGTGTGAACAACCACTTTCTGTTCCACAAGAAACATCGCAAGGTCCTTCAGTTGCGCCGCGGGTCCACTTGCTACATACTGTAGATTTTGTTCCACAACTGTCACAACCAGTAGCGGTGGTATTTGTACAGGAAGCAAGAGTCCATCCTGTTGATGCGTCAGATTCTGTAGAGTATGTACCAGTACCGTTTGTGTTGACTGCTGCTACTGTGACACTCCAGTCAGTAGCAGTGCGATACTGACTTCTTGTGTATGTTCTAGTGGTATTGCCGGTAATTGTTTCTGTAAGAGTTTCTGTGCCCCTGTTGTTGTACACACGGATTGTGTAAGAAGTAACTGCTGTCGGCGTGGTCTTTAGGGATGAAGAAGATGCGGTTCCAGAGCCAAGTGGGTTAACTGCTCTTAGTCTTATTGTGTATTCAACCGCAGCGCTCAAGTTTGCAGCCGAACCACTTACGGTAGTAATGGAGATTGGTGAAGTAGTTGAGCCAGCAGATTTCCATGTTGAACCATCGTCTGTTGAGTATTCATAATCTGTTATTACAAGACCGCCGTCGTAGGCAGGAGCAGTAAAAGGTATCCCAATTGTTACACCGCCAGCACTAACAGCATCCCATGCAAAAGTTGCGTTATTGTCATCTTCTGTCTTTGTCGGTTTTGACACAGTATTGGGAGAACTAATTGATGTAGTTAGTGTGCCAAGGGTTGGAGCATCGGCGATTGTACCTCTGCCAAAATAGCCTCTAGAGGCTTGACCTCTTCCACCAAGAAAAGGCATTATGCAAATCTTGACTGGCTAGCGAATACCGTAAAGGCTGTAGCCCCTGTCTTAAAAATAGTAAAAGTATAAAAATCTTCTGAGTTTGCGGTTCCAGAAGGTTTCGTCCCAGCAAACCATTTAATTGTAACTCCCGTAGAAGTTCCATCAATTCTTAAATAATCAGAAGCAGCAAATGAAATTGGACTTGCTCCAGAAACAACAGAAACACACACCGTAATTGCTTGTGTGTTTGCCGTCATTAGTGAAGACAGTGTGGTCGGGGTGCCATCGCCTCTTAGGTTCAGTTTAAAACCTGTTGTGTGACTTGCGTTGGTAAACCTATATACAGTTCCAGACAAAATATCGATATTTGTTACGGTAGAAGACAAGGTGGTCGTATCGTTGGTTGCTGCTTTTTCAACAATTTGCCCAAATGTTGTAGTGCCTGGAAGAGTAAGACTGTTGGCAAGTTTTGCAGAAGTTACAGCACCGTTTCCAATAGCGGTAACTCCAGCACCAGTAATTGTTACATCTCCAGTTACGGCAGTTCCAGTTATTACACCTGTGGTAGTTGTGCCGATAAGAATGTTTCCAGCGGTCGTGGTGGCTAATTTGCTATGAGCAATAGCAGCAGAAGTACTTATGTCTGTGTTGGCAATTGTTTCATTAAGAATTTTGTCTGAGGTTACAGCACCGGTTCCGAGTTTTATGGCAGTTACAGCGCCGTCGTCAATCTTTGCAGTAGTTACAGCCTCGTCTAAAATCTTAGCCGTGGTTACGGCGTCGTCTTCAATCAGTGCAAGTTGTGGTGTCCACGAACCTACACCATCAACAACTTGATAAATAGAAATAACATCATCTGTAGTTATGTAAGAAAACATTCCTTCGATTGGACTGGTTATCGCAGCATTTCTCGCTGTTGTTGTGGCAAAAACAAGAACAGCCTGATTCATGAAGTAATCGTTTACTTCTGAAGCATCCAAAATCTGGCCGTCTAAAAATTCTTTCCAGGGCATGAAAATCCACCTATCTTTGTCATGTTAATTTTACGCTGTAACTAGGTGTTGATTAGTAAATACTTTATATGAACTATTTACTATTTTACTTCATACCAGCCGCGACCCCATAGGGTCTCAAGGCGTTCAAAGTACTTCTCGTACATTTTTGCAACAGTCGCTAAACCGTATCTATCTTTTGCATATTTGCTAATAAATCCTCTGTCAAGATTTTTTACATCATCGGCAGCGTTTATAAACTCTTGCATAGTATGACATCTAAACCCCGTTACACCATCAATAACTGTTTCCGTAAAAGCGCCCCAGTCTGTTGAAATAACAGGAGACCCACAAGCCATCGCTTCCACAGCCACAGTCCCAAAAGGCTCTACGTAGATAGTGGGAGTAAATGTGGCAATTGCTCCACCCATTAATTTTGCTCGTTCTTCCGTTCCAACAACTCCCACATATTCACCGTAACCCGGAGGATTTCCTTGACCGGCTATAAGTAGTCGTTTACCAAGATGTTTACAGACATCAACAGCAACTTGGTAACCCTTACGCTCAATTAGGCGACCTATATAAAGGTAGTAGTCGTCGGGGGTTTCCTGTAGAGGGAAATCGTTAACATCAATGTAACTAGGAATCACGGTGTCGTAGAATTTTCCATCAAGCGCATGGGGGTCGGTTACTTTGGACCCGTAGCAGGAGTGCATCCACGCATAAGACTCAAATACTTTGTAGGGGGCAAATGAGCCACCGTACCCAATTCCAAACTCCACGCTTAACTCGTCAGGGAAAGCATCCGCAATCGGCTTAGAGGCATAACCGGCAATAAGGCAAATAAAGTCTTTGTGTTCTAGACGCTCTTTAATTCCTTTTATTACATTGTCATTGAACTCAACCCAATGAGGCAGGTTCCAGTCAAACGAAGCAGCCGAGTAGTGATTGTTTCCAACAGCCTCTAGGCGCTGTTCTTCGGTAATACAGGTGATGTGCTCATCACAAGGGGCTTCGTTGAACTCGCCACCGTAGAGAAAGACGGTATGCCCGAGGTCTTTCATCATGATACAAAACTTGCGGACTTTCTCCGTATAGGCACAAGCCGTGAAGTCTTCAGTTGTATTTGTGTGAGGGAGGGAAACTACATGAAATCTCATGCAGGGATACTAGCAGTTAGATAAACCCGTAGTTGTAGTTTAGTTTTCTTCTAATGCCCTGATTCTCGCATCAAGATTTTTAATAACACCAAGAAGTTCAACTGCCAATAATTCATAGTTTATTGCTTGTGGCTGTTCTTCTTCATTGTAGTGAACCAAATGAGTGAGTCCTGCATCGTGGAGGTCTTCTGCAATCATACCAAACTGGTTGAATCTGTTTTCTTGGTCATCTTCTTCAAGAACTTCTGCTTTATAATCAAAAGTAACAGGGTTTAAATCTAATATTTTATTACTTGCGTCTACATACGGGGTGATATTTTCTTTATACCTACGACTTGAAGCAGTTGTTCCCAATGTTCCGTTTGAGTTGACAAGGACGGCACGGGCGGAGGAGACTGCCTGAGAATAAACACCAGTGTCGGTTGCTCTAAAAATAGTAGAGGCGCCCCAAGTGGTGGCATACCAATAGGTAGTACTGGCATAAGCCATTCCAAAATATTTTGCAGCCACCATCCCGTCTCCGCCTACTTGGGAGATTGTACTTGCTGCACCAGTTGTGGAGGCTGATGCATTGTTTAATGTTGAAGCATTAGTGGAGCCGTTTGTGCCAGCAGAGCCTGTTGCTCCTACAGAGCCTGTTGCCCCTACAGAGCCAGTTGCTCCAACAGGGCCAGTTGCCCCAACGGGTCCAGTTGCTCCAACGGGTCCAGTTGCCCCTATTGGTCCAGTTGCTCCTATTGGTCCTGTTGCCCCTACAGAGCCTGTTGCCCCAATCGGAAGAACAAAGTCAAATATTGCAGCAGTGGATGTTCCCACATTTGCAACTACCCCCGTGGCTCCACCCGTAACTGTGCCTACAGCAATGGTTCCTGCGGGTCCGGTTACACCAGTCGGACCACCTGCAGGACCAGTTGCACCAGTGATTCCTGTCGGGCCAGTAGCGCCAGTTAATCCTGTCGGACCAGTAGGGCCAGTTGCCCCAATAGGAATTACGAAGTTGAGCACAGCGGCACCAGACGTACCACTATTGGTTATAGAACCAGTTGCTCCACCAGTCGTTGTTCCTATAGTTACCGTTGCAGCAACTCCAGTCAATCCATTTGCGCCTGTCGGGCCAGTAGCGCCAGTTGGTCCGGTTGCTCCAGTTGGTCCACCAGCAGGGCCAGTTGCTCCTATTGGTCCAGTGGGCCCTGTAATTACAGGGTAGCGAACTAATCCAGCCATTTTTATGCTTCTTCAATTCCGGTCACGGTAATCGTAACGGTTGTTGCACTCGCTGTAAAAAATAGTTTTTCCCCTGCTGCCATTACTAGCGAACAGTTAAACGAAACGGTTTCGTTAGCACTAATATTCAAATCTGAAATAATTCTATTTGCAGCAGTTGCTGTTGTTCCAATGGCTACTCTTGCTGTTGCTGAAGTAGCCGCTGTATTGCAAAACAAAATTTGCTTAACTATTGACGTAGTTGCAGTTGGGACCAAATACCGCCCAGTCGTACCGTCGGTCACAGAGGTCACAGCCGCGGCAGGACCAAATAATCTTTTTTGTATTAATGCCATAGGTACCCAGTTTACTGCATGGGCGTTAGCGGCTTAGAACCACCAAAAGTGTTTAATGATAGAAAGACTGGCCAAAACAACCCACGCGACATTGAAAAGAATGATTGTTGGAAGGGTCTTTTCCGTGGACGACCAAATGAGAGCAATGCTGGAAGCAATAGCAAATATGTAAACCCACCACCACTGTTGACCAAGAAGCAGACCGGGGAAGATGATGGCGATTTTGGTGGCAAATCCCCAAGCCTCCACGATGTTTGGTTTAGTCCAATACCCCTTATGGGACATTGTCTTGGTTGCTTGTATTACTTTTTGCAGCATCTTTATAACCATAGAAAAGGATTAATGAATTTATTTTTTGGTCTGATTTTTATAGAGCGTGGTCCCCATACAGATTCGTACGATTCTCTGAATTGTGCTTCCCCCACGATTGAATAGTCACCAATCCTCTTGGCGACAACCTTCATGCACTCCTGCATTTGTGCTCTAGCCAAAGCAGCACCTAGACAGTAGTGGATTCCTCCGCCAAACGAAAGGGTTGCGCCTTTTCTGTTCGGTCTATCAATGATGAACTTTTCAGCATCTTTAAATACTGATTCATCATGATTTCCTGCAGTTAAAGTAACCCCCATAATGGTTCCTTTAGGAAAAAGAACATCGTTGTATTCAATATCTTCAGACGCGATTCTAATCATGTACCTAAATACACTGTCTAGACGAATGCACTCTTCTAGTATCTCTTCTACGTTTTCTTCATTGCGTAGCATTTCTAACATCTCAGGTTTGTCTTCCAGCATGATTGCAATAAGCCCCAGTTGACATCTGGTCGTGTCAATGCCCGCCAAAAGAACCGCGTTAATCAATAAAGATATTTCAAGAGTTGTAAGTTTTTCCCCGTCAACTTCCGCCTTAATCAAAAGGCTAGTTAAGTCGTCTGTTGGGTTTTCTCGTTTTTCAGCAATTAGTTTACGAACATATGCAGACAGTTGAGCCTGGGTATCTACTACAACGTCCTTGTCATGGTCGTAATTTCCGCCAAAAGTCTTGAAAACATCATCAGCCCACTGACCGAACATTTGCCAATCGGAATGTGGGACTCCAATAATTTTAGAAATTATATAAGACGGGTACTTATCAAAAACCTCTACTTGCAAGTCAAATTCCGAAAGGTCAGAAATCTCATCAATTATTTTATTAATTGCTTTGTTCATTTCAGGACGCAATGAGTCAGCAACTTTTGGAGAAAATACAGGTCCTACAATTTTTCTAAGACGAGCATGGTCTAGCCCTTCAAGGTTGATTATTGACTGTTTTCTATTGGCCTTATCCGATTCGCTAAGGTGAGGGTTGTTTTCACTAAAAAGATAGAGGGCGTTATGCCATCTCTTGTCTTTCAGCATTGCCAAAGAGTGCTCGTGGTTTACTACAACAAAAGAGAGACCCGAAGAAGCCAGCCAGTTTTCCTCGCTGGCTTTAAGTGCTATTTCCAGTTGCTCGTATGTGCCGTGTTCAGATTTTATTATCTTAGGGACAACATAGGGAAGTTTTAAGTCGTTTACATTTACTGGCATTTGTTCCTTTAAAAGTCTAAAGTTTCTTCAAAAGATTTTTGTTTGTATGTATTGGCAAGTTCTGTAATCCATGCCTTGAATTCTTCTGACGCTTCAGGATACGGATGAGGAATCATTTTGTAATCCTCTTCACCTTTAAAAAATTTAGCCAAATGCATATCTGGCAGTGAATCTAGTTCGTCAAGAATTGATTGGGGCGGGCTAAATGTGTCAAGAGCAAGTTTTGAGTATGTAGCCATTGGGTGGTCCGAGTTAAACGGCTCTCCGGCAAGAAAAGACCATTCCCTCATTGTCTTAAAGAATTGGAATATAGATTTACCTATCCACATGGTTGAAGGGGTAGGGTCTGGCTGTATGTCCCCCCAGTACTTATATTCCATGTACGATATATAAAAATGCGGCGACATGTCCATTACATGTTCGTATCTAGCAACCTGATTCACCTCCATTGACCATTCAGAAACCGAAGACTTTGAATACGGTGTAATGCTATGGTTCTCGTAAGGTGTTCCATGAGAAACAAGTATGCCCGTATACGAAAGAGTGTCGCAGCGAACAAGGTCTCCAAAGTTTAGAGTTTGTTCATTAGTCACAAAAAAGCATTTTTCAATAAAAAAAACACCTTTTTTCATTGGGTCAGACTGTTTTAATAGTATTTCTGGTTCAAGCATTTTTCAATTCACCTAATTTCTTATTAACAAGATTTAGTTTTCTTATGTTCTGAACAATAGTATGTCTTGCTATACCAAAGTAAGTTGGATTGGCTTCTCCGTAGATAAGAGGCTCCCATGAAGCAGGGTTATCTAAATCAATAGAATCTACATCTACTTCTGATATAGCACAAGCCTGATAAATGCTTTGGTGCAAAAGAACAACAATACCTTCAAGGTATGCAATTCTTTCGGCAGTAGTCATGTTTGTGTTAAAGTCCATAATAATATATTATCTAAAAAAACCTAGAGATAAATCCCTTTTTATCAAGCAACTCATCTTCTAGTTTCTTGTCAACCTTAATGCGCTCTCGCCTGTATGGAGCCGCAGTTCCTCCAAATGGGGCAATGTGCCCAGTGCCAAATCCTTTGCTTGCAACATATTTAAAGTTTGTTTCGTCTGCAACAAATAGTTTATCAATATTTGTTTTGCGTTCAAAAGGGATTAACTGCGCCAGTGGTGTTCCCCACTTTATTGCAAACGGAGAATCACCTTTAATGTTTAAAACAATATTGGCTGTGTGGTAAAAATCGGTATGCACTACAGCAGGCAAAACATCGTAGTCTTTATTTGGTTCCCACAGGACGGGCAGCATTAAGACCGACCAGCCTGGAGCAGTTTCAAACCTCCAAGGATTTACAAGTTTGGGGTACTGTGCCCCCGAGAGGTTTGAGTTTCTGATTGAAGTAATAGGACACTCTCCCGTAGCAGCAAATGGAAAAGCGTCTATCTTGGACACATCTGTTTCGCCTTGCTGAAACCCGAAACCTTCTCCTCTCGTCTCCCATGAACCATCCTGTCCTGGTCTGAAGTTAAAATTTGTCCAAGAAGGAATTGTTATTCCTATATTAAAAAAATCGTTTATCCCTGCACATCTGCGCAATGAACCTGGATTTTTGTGAACCCTTTTAAACCATGCTGGCTGCGTTTCAACCGAGTTAATGAACGGGGGCATCTCATTAAGCCTGTTATCTAATGGTGTTATCCGAATTTCCCCAGGTTTTAGTTTGTTGTTCTTCACAAAAGCCAATCTTCGTCAACCTTATGTAGGTTCTTTAGAGCCTGAGCATGGTCAATAAGTTCGTGGTTGTTACGAGACTCTCGCATCTTGGAAACTTCATTTTCAACATCGCGCCGTATGTTGAGTCTGTCTATCATTCTAGTTGCAGGCTCTGAAGAAAAAATGCCCTGACCCTGAGCAACATGGGCAATATGGGGGGTCAAAAAAAGTTCCATATGTTTATGTGGCACATCTGAACGATGAGGCGGTCTTTCTGACCAAATATCCAAAAGTTCTTGAAGTTCATCGTTCACTGGCATTTCAGACATTGCTTTCCAAAAGGGAGTGTCTGTTCTGTCGCTGTAGTAATGAAGCCTAATCATTGTAAGAATGTTTCTCATTACTTCGCCGTATGCTTTGTTGAAGTGTTTTTGTGATTTCGTGTAAGAAGTTTCGTAAGAAGCCAAGTACGGTATCATCATTTTAATTTGCTGAATAGAAGAACCAATGCTTGTGGCTTCTAGTGGCTCAACAAAAGAACCAGAAAGACCTATGGCAACACAGTTTTTAACCCACGGTGACTCCATGTAGCCAGCATCAAATTTAATAAATTTGTGGGTTGATATTTTATAACCAGACCTTTTTTCTGCTTCAGCAATTGCTTTTTCTTCATCACAAAACTGAGAGGAAAAAACATAACCATTACCTCGTCTTTGCTGGGTTGGTATTTCCCACATCCACCCGTTATCCCCAGCCATTGCCCGTGTGTATGGTCGTATTTCTCCAGAGGGGTCTGATTCAGTGGGGAAAGCAATAGCAGAATCCGAAAGAAGATAATCGTTAAACGAGTTCCATTTGGAGTTTCCTAGTTTTTCCATTAAGACTTTTTTAAAACCAGAAGCGTCAAACCAGAAATCTGCCTCCACGGATTGTTCGTTGTCTGTTGAGATGGACTGTATGTTTCCATTTTCGTTGTTGACCTCAATTGAATCAACTATTCCCTCAATAAATCGTATGTTGCGTCTAAAGCAAAGAGAAATAAAGTATTCATTAAGTTTGTGAGTATCAAAATGAAACTGGTTAGTAGAACGATGCAGGCCGTTGACTCTGATTTTGTTTTTTACTAAACCGACCGATGTTGTTTGGTTAGTAAATAACTTGTTGCTTTCTATAAAACTTGCATATGTTGCGTGTGCCCCCCACGCAAAAAGTTCATCAACATCACTGACGCTATGGAAATACCTTGGGGTGTGTGTAGTCCAGTTTTCATAACTAATACCGTATTTGTGAGTTGCGTCTGTGGAAACAATCATATCTTCAAGGTTAATGTCACAATGACGCATAAACTCTGACCAGTGCTCAGTGCTGCCTTCACCGACGCCAATAATACCTATCTGGGAAGATGAGATTACTGTTATCTCTGCATTACTAAACGCTTTTCTTAGCATCAGTGCGGTTATTAGGCCAGCAGTTCCAGACCCAACTATTCCGAATGACAGTTGTTTTGTTTGTTCTCTCGTGCTCATTGAAACCAAGTTACCATAGAGTATTTCGTTCCGCTAATCACTGGATGCGCTATATGTGTATAGGGAAAATTGCTAGGAAAAAGAATTACTGAGCCAGAATTCAACTTAATTTTTACATCAAAATTTGGGAACTCAAGTTCACCGCCTTCTTCAGACTCTCCAAGACATGCAACCAAACTGAAAACCCTTCTTGAGTCTGGGGAGTGGTCATGATGTGCGTGATACTCAGCAAGTCCTGAATATTTAAGTATGGATATCAATTCATGTGCCCCATTAATAAGTCTGTGTTCTCTTACATAGTCATGAACAACATCAATAGTCGGTCTATATATTTCTTTTCTAAAAACTGACGACAGTTCATCCTCTGGATATGGCGGGAGAAGTGTCGTTACAGAACTGGATAAAGAGGTTCTGTATTGACTATTTTCACCATTTCCAACTCTGGATACATCCCAGCAAAGGTCTTCGCCAAAACCGTTGGCTATTGCTTCTTCAAAGCGATTAATAAAATTGCTTGGGCTAAACACATCTTTATAAATAGAGATGCAAACAGCGGGATTATCTACAATCATAAAACTTCAAAAACTCCTTCGGCCAATATCTGTTTTTCTTTTTCAACAAGGCTTGTAATTAAAAAAGAATAACTACCTTCATCATAGAATCTTTCTCTATATTGAAGTACATGTCTTTCTTTAATGCGAGGCTTTAAGGTCTTGACATTTCCGTCGGGAAGTTTTAAATCAAGTTGCGTACTTTCATCAAAAATAGAAAATTCGTCCAAATAGTCAAAAGATTGTATAAATCCAGAACGAACCTGTTTGTAATATGAAACGCCCCTGCCTTCTGGTATCTCAATAACCTGAATCGCGCCATACCTAGAATCGTCTTCATCGCCAACCTGTATCCCAAGTTTTGTCTCTCTGGACAACAAAACAGCCTTTTCAGGTATTTGCCCGTTTTCCAGCAAAGAAAAAGGGACATAAATTTGTCTTTTCATTATTAAATAGTTGACAACTTTTGTTTCACTACAGAAAGAGACGAAAGCAACTTTTCAAGACGAAGAACTTCTCCTTCAAACCCTGGAATTCTTAATTCTTCAATGTCTGATTCTTCAAAAACTTCTGGGTCAACCCCGACTCTTAGAAGAGTGTTGTAGATTTCGTGACTTAGTGTTACTTCAGCGTTTTGTAAAGACTGAAGTTTTTGTTCTGTTGTTAAATTCAATTCCATGATTCTCCTATAAATTAATCAAAATGTATGCTGCCCCAGAAGAAGCAGCAAAGTTGTCGGAATCAGCGGTTAAACCAGCCCGAGTGTCGTATGTAATTGTACCCGCTACAGAGTCGCTAACTACGAGAATAGCACCGCCACCACCTGCGCCGCCTCTTTTGCCATTAACCCCTGGTTGACCACTTGTACCAGTTTGTGCAGGGGCTGCAGCACCACCCGCACCTCCAGCACCACCTATCCAGTGACCGTTCGGTTGGGCTGCTGCTGGGTTTGCGTGATGGCTCCACCTATTTAAGTTCATTACACCATTGCCGTAATGGTGGGGTCCATGATGGTGTCCGCCACTTACCTGCATTCCGCCACCTTGGTTATGACCGTTTCCTAAATCATGACCGTTTGCGTAGCCATGCGTGTGTCCTGGGTGACCATGCCCAGCACTACTATGTCCTTGGTCGCCACCTGCATGAAGATGTTCAATTCGTCCATGAAAAGTACCAGTTGTTGCAGGATGGGAATGTTGATAAGCGTGATTCGCTTTATAGTGAGTTCCGCTAGTTCCGCTGAACGCGTAATAATGCATACCACCGTGACCGTCATTTGAGTGAGGATGATGTCTACTCCCTGTGTGGTGGTAATGGCCAGAGTTTAATTCCATTGGGGGAATGTAACCAAACTTTCCTTCCCCACCAGCCGAATGGTTATGTGGGTTTACGCCATGTGCGTGGAAATCAGAAAAAATAGCGCCACCATGATGATGGCTAGGGTTATGTGTTGCAGGCACAGGGACTGGGGCTATATGGTAAGCCAAATCGGGAGCCTTGGTTCCAGGAGTCCCCGCAGTTCCAGCGGTGCCAGTACTCCCTGCGCTCCCTGCAGTTGCTGTACCGCCAGCAACACCAGAGCGACCGATAGACATAAAAGTTCCAGAACCAACAATGTGTTTTGCAATGATACAAACGACTCCGCCTCCGAGACCACCAGTACCTCCTGCACCACCAATACCTCCCGCCCCACCAGCGCCAGCAGTCATTCCAGTCACATTTCCATCTGCGCCAGTATTTCCTTTACCTGCAGGAGCGCCTACTGATTCACGATGTGGGTTCGGTGCTCCATTGCTTCCAGTTGCGGCACCAGGAGTACCAGCAGTTCCAGCCTTTCCAGGCCATGTATCACTGTTCGTGAGAATCGCTGGTGTTCCACTTGCACCGTTAGCACCCGTAGTTCCTACTGTTCCTCCAGAGCCTCCACCGATAGGAATCATCCCCGATGTGTGCATGAACACTCCACCAGACATTGCGTTTATGTCTTTAACAAGAAAACTTGGCAAAACTGGAATGTTCGGATTCGTAGAGCCACCACCCTGACCGCCAGCACGATATGAAATGGCGGACTGACCTTTGACTGTCCCATCACTCACTGCGGATGCCGTCTCACCAACAACCCCACCAGAGACTGAACTCATACCGACATGACCGTTGATGGTCAGTGTATTTTTAACGAAAATCCTGTATCCGTTTGTAAAAAGTATTCCACCGCTTTGAACATCAAGGTTGTTGTAATGCATATCTGAAGTAATAGTGACAGTAGTGCCAGAAGGGATTACAACATTTCCATCTAAACCAGTTCCATAGATAGCATCATTGCCTTCGCGCGCGACGCTTTTTTCAATTCTAGAAATAGCCATATCACACCTGCGACATATAGTGAACGGTGCCTGCGTTTTGTCCAGTCACATCAGTGGTGATTCCAGAAGCCAATGTTTCAGCAGAAGAAACAATAAGTATTACTCCTCCGCCTGCAGGTGCAGTTCCTGGTGCTTTGATGTAAGCCGTGCCTGACGCAGGACCAGAAATATAGCGAGCAGCGATGATGATAACACCACCGCCTGCTTGTGCAGTTCCGCCAGCCCCTCCACGAAGAAAAGTAGGTCCACCAGATGCTGTTACTGCGTAACCAGTTATTGCTTGGTGAGGAACTTGAAAATACTGAGCACCACCCATATTTGAGTGAGGCGCTGTTGCTGTGAATCCAGTTGCTGAACCGCCAAGTGAGTGAGTAACGGCGGTAGCGGCTGCTCCGCCTTGCATGATTGAACCTTCGGTTGAGTATCCAGTCGTAAAACCAATCGTGGAATCTGCACCCATAAACTTCAATGTGCCTTTGACAAAGATTCTGTATCCGTTAGGCGCTAACCGAACGCTCGCGTTAATGGTCAAATCATTGAAATACATGTCTCGCGTCATTGAATACACACTTGAAGACGGAGCCATACTCAATACAGTAGTGGTTCCGTCTAGTACAGCATCGCCATCAGCACCTGTTCCGTAGACAGAATCAACGCTTTCGTTGAAGTAAGCAACCCAAACCGAACCATCCCATTGCCAACTCTTAGGACCAGCAGTAAAAATCTGATTTACATACGGAGAAGCAGGAAAAGTAATCGCTGTCATTACGGTAAGCCCTCTACGGTCAAAAAATGACTAGCAATACGAGCAGTACCACTACTGGTTTTAACTTTCAAAGTAAAAGTATTGTTGCCAGGAGTAAGACCCGTTATTTTATGTTGCATAGAGGACATCCAAATGTCGTTACTGTTAGCACTATACCAACGCAAACATTGACCAACTGATGTTGTGTATCCAGCAACATCTACATCAACATTTATTTCTCCAGTACCGCTTTGTGTTTGAAGGTTTCCACCGAAAGTAACTAATGCTGTTGTTCCAGTAGGAATAGTTATGGGGGCTAAATATCCTTGAGTACTAGCAGTGCCGATAGCGACATATGAGGTACTTGTGAAATCCCAAAATGATGCACCGCCTGATACGATGGCAAAAGAGGATTGTGGTGTAATACATACCCATGCAGAACCATTGTATTGAATATTTCTATTTGTATCTGTCTCGTATGCCGTCTGACCAGTCCACGGTGAAGTGGGGCGAGTAGACGAAGTAACTTGCATTGGCGACATTGAACCGCCACCTAATTCAACCCATGCTGAGTTGTAGTAGATGTAAGTAGAACCAGTTGATGTGTCAAACCAAATCTCACCAGCAGACGGGGATGCTGGGGCGGTTGCAGAACTTGTTATTGGAGCACCAGCACCTGTCGCTCCTGTTGCGCCAGTCGCGCCCGTTACGCCAGTAGGACCCGTCGGTCCTGTCGGCCCTGTAACTCCAGTTGGACCAGTCGCACCAATTGGGACTACAAAGTCAAGTACTGCAGCGCCAGTAGTTCCACTATTCGTAACAGACCCTGTTGCTCCGTCAGTGGTTGTACCGACAGTAACTGTTGCAGAGACTCCAGTCGGACCTGTTGCGCCAGTTAAGCCTGTCGGACCTGTTGCTCCTGTCGCACCGATGGGTACAACAAAGTCAAGTACTGCAGCGCCAGATGTTCCGCTGTTGGTTACAGCGCCTGTTGCCCCATCAGTAGTTGTTCCTACCGTAACCGTCGCAGCAACACCAGTAGGACCAGTCGCACCAGTTGCACCAATAGGGCCAGACAAGTCTGTATAGATGACTACCCATTTTTCTCCATCCCACTTCCACGTCTTTCCTGAAAAAGAGTGAAGGTCGTTTGTGTTTGGAGAGTTTGGAAAGTCAATAGCCATGATTAGTACTTAATGATGTAATTAATTGCTAGAAAGGGGTTCATTAAACCAAGAGCAGTGTTTGTAAATCCGCCATTACCTGAATCTCCAGTAAAGTTTGGAAGATTAACGTCATGTGTATGACCAGCGCTTACACCAGCAGAGTTAAAAGCGCTAATATTTATATCGTGACTATGGTCAACGCTGTGACCACCTGACGTTGTAGCACCAATATCTGTATTGTGCGTGTGGTCGTTGGCCTCCCATGTTGTGGCTCCTGCGTAACGTGCGTTGATACCACCAGTTATTTCTCCAGAACCAGTACCAGTCAGAATGGCACGGTTTGTACCAGCAGTAGCAGTTTGAGCGGCTTTGTATGAGTGGTCATGGTATCCACTGTCTGAGCCGTGGTAGTGGGAGTTGTTTGCACCTGCTGATGTTGTGTTTGCTGGGTTGACATCATGTGTATGGTTAACGCTTACTCCAGTTGATGTTGTATTTGGCGGGTCAACAGAATGTACATGGTCAACGCTTTGCGCTTCTGATGTAACAACTGCGTGGTCGTGAGCAATAGAGTGAGCATGTGTAGGCAAGTTGCCTGAAGCAATAACAACGCTTTCAGCGCCACCTGTTGCCGCTAGTGCTCGTGAGGTTAATCCCGTTCCAGCACCTGCCCCTATTGGCATACGACTACGCATGTCTGGAACATTAAAAGTAGTAGAACCATCTCCGCTTCCGTATGTTGTGCCTACTAGTGCCCAGAGGTTTGCGTAGGTTGTCCTGCTTACTGCTGCTCCGTTGCAGAGAAGCCATCCTTCTGGTGAAGTTGCACCCGCATATGGCATTAACC